TAAAGACTGACGGTGTTGGGTCGGTTACGATTTGTTGCCACGAAGCGGTGCTACCGTCTGTCGTGAGATACTTTCCTGAGTTACCAGTCTGGCTAGGTAGCGCATCTACTGTAGCCCAAGATGCTGTTGAGCCATCAGTGGTGAGATACTTACCAGAGTGTGTTGCTTGGTTAGGTACAACATAAACACTTGTTGTATCTAAGTTAAGAGTTACATTGCCAGAGTCGCCGCCGCCTGTTAAACCTGTGCCAGCAGTTACACCAGTGATGTCACCAGTTGTAGTAAATACTTGCCATGCAGAACTTGTTGCGTTCCATACATACATATTTCCATCAGTGGTGTTCCAATAGATAACTCCACCAGTTAGTGGGTTGCCATCGTTATCTGTTGATGGTGGGCTTGACTTTGGACCAAGGTATCTATCATCAAATGAATCCCAAGCAGCCTCTGCTGAGGTAGCGCTAGAGGCAGCACTGGTAGCAGAAGTCGCTGCTGCAGTAGCACTGGCTGCTGCTGATGTCGCAGAAGTTGCTGCTGCTGAAGCAGAGTTAGAAGCATTGGTTTCGCTAGTTGCTGCAGCACTTGCACTGTTGGCAGCCGATGTTGCGGATGTGGCTGCTGCCGTGGCAGATGCTGCTGCGGATGTTGCACTTGTAGCAGCAGCGCTTGCTGAGTTAGAAGCATTAGTTTCAGATGTAGCGGCAGCAGAAGCACTTGCTGCAGCACTTGTTGCAGATGTTGCAGCAGCAGAAGCGCTATTAGCAGCAGAGGTTGCATAGCCCGCAATAGTTGCAACGGAAGCAGCAGCAGTGGTTGCACTAGCAGCAGCGCTTGTAGCACTTGTTGCTGCAGCAGTTGCACTGGCAGCAGCGCTCGTGGCGCTGGTAGCAGCAGCCGTGGCTGAAGTAGCAGCCGAAGAAGCAGAGGTAGCAGCAGCACTTGCGCTAGTAGCAGATGAGATAGCAGATGTTTCTGAACTACCTGCACTTGTTGCAGCACTTGCTGCACTTGTGGCAGCAGCAGTTGCACTGGCTGCAGCGGAGGCTGCAGAGATTGCTGCTGAGGTTGCCGAACCAAGGATGCTATCTACATAATTCTTAGGTGCCGCAGAAGAATCAACCATGCCTGCGCTGGACAAGCCAGTGATAACTGGCGAGCCTGAAATAGTTGGGCTTACGAAGGTAGCGCTAGATGCAGTGAAGGAGCCAGTAAATGTACCACTTGAATAAACTTTATTGGTAAGAGTCTGCGCTGCGGTTGTACCTACAACGCTTCCATCTCCGGTGGCTAGACCATGAACATGTGTCTGATTTGCCAAGTCAAGAATGGCTTGGTCAATGTCATAACCACGGGCAGCAATGTGTGTTTGTGACTCACGGAAGTCACGACCTGATACACCATGTCGCACCACTGCACCAGCAGAGTGGGCAACAGCCTGAGTATTATCAGAGCCACGGGTTACGGTAAGGGTTGTGCTGCTTGCAGAGGTTACTGTGACAACTTCTTCTTTAGAAGTATCAGGGTCAACAATCAGCGTATATGGATACGATGTTGGGAAACCACTGTTTGATGCAACAATGAAGGATGTGTTTGACTGTCCCTGCGATTGTGCGGGGATAGATGCTTGGAGCGAGGTTTCTACTGCGGTTGAGGAGTAGTACCGCGCTGGTGAACCGGGGTCGCCTGCTGCCATTATTTACCTATCTTTGATAGTGGGAACGGATTGGGTGTTGACGGCGCTGATTATTCGCCACTTCGTTTAAACGCTGTTGATAAATGTTGTACAAGAATCTGGAAGCGTTCTGTCCAGAACCTTGTGGTCTTACGCCATCTAACATGTCTGCAGCAGCAGACTGAGGACCAAGGCGCGATGGGTCCAAGAATGAAATCATGCGGAAGGCTGCGCCATAAATGGCAACATCTTCTGAATACGATGGAAGCCCTGTTACTGTTTCGTAATCATCGCTGTTGTTAACAAGCAATGTTGGGCGCTTTGAATAACTTATATGTACGGTCTGTCCCGGTACAATCTCTGAGTAGATAGATAGGCTCTTGCCTGTTGTAAAGGCAGTGCTATCTGCAGTTCTATCTAACTGCCAACCACGAGCAGGGAACCATTCCTTAGATGGACCTACGATTGAGTAGGTTACTGAGAGGACATTCTCAACTGCTGCTGGAATCTGGTATGAATATTGTGATGCTACATAATCAAAGTCATAGGAGCCAATAGCAAATACACTTGGATACATTGCATCAATAGTGTTGTTGATGGCGTTCTTAATCTCTTGCCGTGGGAATAGTGGGGCAACGATAATCTTAGCGTTTTGGTCATGAGCAGCAGCAGTGGTGCCACGCTGACCTCTGCCCCAAGGGGAGAGAGTTAGAGTGTTAGCCACATTGTCGGTGCTATGTACAAAGACGATTTCATCATCTACTTGTATGTAGCCACGACCTACTACTGAAGCATCATGCACCGTAAGGCTTGTAGTTGTGCTAGTAGCGCTGGTGGTTAGCCATGTGCTTGGCTCGGTATTCTCCGTATAGCCATGGAGCACAGCCTCAACACGGTCTGCTAGTTGGGCAAAGGTACTCATAGGTCAATGCTCCTTAAGGCATCCACGGCTGATAACCCAGAGGTACCAGCAATCTCATTGCATACGGCGTTTAAACCAAGGTAGTCATCTGGCTGGCGAGAGCCATCTGCCTTGATATTAAGGGCACCAAGGAGTCCTAGACCGGATGTGCCAGCCCATGCATTAGCAGCCCCTACAAGGGCTAAATAAGCCGTTATAGCGGGGTATGTGCCACCGTTGGCTAGACGATTCATCTCGCTTGTTAGCGTGCTTCCTGCGACTCCTGTTGCCATTATTTGCCCTTCTTCTTAGCCTTGCGTGCTACTGCTGCATTGTCCACAAGGTTGGGATACTTCCGACCCGCAGCCTTTGCACGAGCACGAGCAGCAGCCTTCTGTGCAGAGGTCAGTTTTGTAGATGTACGCTTTGGATTCTTCTTGTCCCAAAATGCTTTCCTTTTCACCATTTCACCTTATTCGCCCAATATGCGGCACTCATCTTGCCTTTGGCAATGTTCTTTGCATGGCGAGCCTTAAAGGATGCTTGGCGTTTGGTTGGCTTCTTGTCGCCAGATACACCCTGTTGTCCGAAACGGATTGTCTTTACTTGGCTACCAGACTTTGCTACCACCACATGCGATTTAGTTGGGTGGCTTGGTGTGCGCTTAGGTTTATTAAAACCTGATACGCCAGCCCGCGCTAAACGCGGGTCACGCTTACTTCTTTTTTCTGCCACGCTTTGCAGCCCTCTTTTTAGCCATACCAGCCTCGCTCATTGCGATGGCTACGGCTTGCTTACGGCTAGTAACTTTGCTGCCTGAACTTGACTTAAGAGTTCCGCGCTTGTACTCGCCCATTACCTTCTTAACTTTTGCTTTACCCTTTGGCATTAGTCGTAGTCCTCATCTTCCATCTCGGACATTGGCTTCATGCCATGTGGTGTTTCGCCAATACGCTGGATTGGCTTGTTGTATACGGCTACATTAGGAGCCTTTGGTGACTCTGTTGGCTTTCTTCCACCGACACCATAGGGTGTTACAGTTCCGAAGCAGTTGCACTCAATGCACATTATTCATCCTCATCTTCGTAAATGTCCTCATCTTCTATGGTGGGAGAGGGCAGTCCCCACATTGGTTCTGGAATGATTGGGTTAGTCGTCATCATCTTCATCCAGCATCCGCTTAATCTCATCCTCAGAAGGGGAACGATAGTTAACCCAACTTGGATAAGAACCTTTATCCATTACAAAGGACAGGGCTACATCAGACTTAAAGCCTGCTTTAATCAAGGAGTTGTAGTATTCGTTAAGCCAGATGCAGTACATCTCAAGTTCTGTGTACGACTCATCTTTGACTGTGCGAACCTTTGGCGCAGCCTTTTTCTTGCGTGGTTTGCGAGCAGCCATGATTCCTCCTTATGCTCCGTATGCCTTCCCTGTTTCATTTGAAATTCTTACTGCATCTTGAATCTTCTTCATGCTTGTTCCATCAGGCTGTATGCCTTGTGCTCTAGCATCCTTATATGCCTTCAGTTCAGCATCCCACTTCTTGGTGGACATAGATAGCCGAGAGTTGGCATCTCCAGCGTTTAAACTTAAGGTAGAAACTTTGCAGCCGAAGCAGCCTTCTACGAACTCTGGATGTGTTTGCTGTTGATGTAGGCTCATGCTGGTGTTATGTACTCCCCATATCCTTGGTCTACCAAGGCATCACGAGTTACTTGGTCAATAAGCGTTGTAGTCCCGCCCATGTAGTACTCCTCCGCAGCCAAGGTTTGAGTCTGGCTTGGATAACGGTAAGTAGAATACACCCCGTTTAAACGAAGCACAGCAATGCCACGGGTCAGTGGGTAGCGAGCAAATAGGATGTTATCCCCGGCTGGTGTTTCATCTATCGTTGGAGTAGTGAAGTAATAGTTTGCCATGGTCCTCCTAATGGACTCACCCCGAAGGGCAGACTTTTCAAATATGCCTGCCCCGCAGAGTCAATCAACTAAAGAGCGGCGATTGATGAGCCGGTTTCAATGCGGTATAGCGCATCTTCGCGGTAACGGCTCCATCCAAGGACACCGTACCAACCGATTGGGCGGAAACGCATCAACTTATCGGTAACTGGTCCGATAACAACATTTGGCTCCTGAGCAACTGCTTCAGCCAATGCCTGCTTACCGCAGAGGATTGTGCTGAATACGCGAGTTACTGGAGTTACTGTGATGGTGGTGCCAACTGTTACAGCAGCACTGTTCTCAACATCTACAGTAAAGGTTGTGGTTGAACCAGAGGTGCTGATTGCAGTAATCAATGCACCTGAACCAACGCCAGTTCCAGCAATCTTGTCACCAACTTCTGCACGAGTTGCGATAACAGCAGAAGAAGCAACACCGAAGGTGAAGCCTGCTGAAGTACCGGCAACAGTTACAGTTGTGGTAGCAAGCGCAGACTGGTCTGCACCTGACTTAGCAGAGTACATGCGTGGGTTCTCAACGAAGAACGCACCCTCGTATGTTCCGATGGTTCCAGCAAATAGGTTGCCGAGTGAAGCATCGGTGTGTGCGTGGGTGTCGCGCCAGCCGACTGAGCCAGACTCAGCGCGGAGGTCGTGAGAAACTTCTGGGTGGATACCAACCCAGTAGAGGCTTCCTGAACGAGGAACAGCCTTGTTTGAGCGGAGTTTAGCAACAACCTTACGGATGTCAGCAGAATCAATCGTATCTGATGCTGTGATGGTTGCGGTTGATGTGCGTGTTCCGCCGTAGACAACATTGGTTCCCGCACGAAGCACATTCTGTGCAACGATGTCTAGGGAGTCAGCCATGTTGTAAGCGATGATGTCTGCAACGGCAGGGTCAACATCGGATAGTGAGAACAACTGCAACTTGCGAGTTACGAGAGCAGCGTTGCCGTACTCAGCGAGAGTAACGGATACAGTGCTTACATCGCTCAATGCAACTGCTGATGGGTCAGTTGTTTCTGTGAGTGTAGAAGTAGCGGCAGCCAAATCGTTGTAAAGTGAGAATACAACGGATGACCCCGGCATAGCCTGTTGTGCAGGCTTCTTGTCCGCAACTGCACGAATCATCGGCGTAGCGCGGAGGGCAAACTCAACATAACGGTCATAAGCGGTCTTGACTAGACCACCGAGAGCCGAGGTGTCGGTATATGCCATGTAGGTTCACCTCCTGTGGTGATTGGTTGATGTGGGTTAATTCAAACCAAGGAGTATGTCTAAGTCCTCTTTGCTCTTAGCATTGGCAATCTTTGCAAAAGCATCTTCGTCAATATCTGGCGCAGTGCCAGTGGCGACCATGTTATTGATTCTTGCCTGAGCCTGAACTTCTGGACTTTTCTCTGCAGGCTTTTCCTCAGATTGAGTCTGGATTCCAAAGACATCACCGTATTCATTCACCCAGTTATTGATTGCCTCCTCAGAGGTATCAATATCTTGCGGGATGAAAGCAGCAATCTTTGGATTTAATCCTTTAGCCTGTAATACATCCTTGACAGTACGCTGACGGGTCTGTGTTTTAAGACCGGACAACTCCTGTTCTAGTTCTTTCGCACGCTTTTCTAGCGCACGGTTTACTTTGCGGAGTTGAGCAACAACATCTGTTGAAGTGTCGTCATCTTCGTCATCGTATTCGTAGTTGGTAGCCATCTACCTATCTCCCTTTATTAGTTGTATTCGCAATCCACGCTATAGTTCGGGGAAACTATGTCGGCTATTGCTACCAGTCTT